TCCAGGTGAAGAAGGATTTACTGGCAATGTCGCTTAAAACTTTTGTTAATAATAAAGCAGAGTGGGATGCCTTTACAGAAGAGCTAGAAGCTAGAATTGCTATAGCACATCGTAATTTAGAACAAGCCAGTACTTCTATAGAAATGCACAGAGCGCAAGGAACTGTACTTGCTTTACGCCAACTAAAATATTTAAGGGATAAGATTAATGGCATTAAATGAACAGACTGAAATGGCATTTGGGGACCAGCCTCCAAGAATAGACCCTGTAAGTGGTAACGAAGTACCTCCAGGTGCTTTGCCTTCGGAAGTTAGAGATGACATACCTGCACGATTAAGTGAAGGTGAATATGTTGTGCCAGCAGATGTTTTGCAATTTTTTGGTATAAAGTTTTTTGAAGATCTTCGCACAAAAGCTAAAACAGAACTTGCTGGACTTGAAGAAGGTGGACGAATGGGTGGCGAATCTATGCCTATGGAAGGGCAGGGAGAGTTACCTTTTTCTTTAGATGAATTACAAACATACAATGCAGAAGACGACGGTATGGCAGCTAATGAAGGCGGTATGGTTGCAGGATTTAGTCATGGTGGAATGTCACATTCTGATACTGACGCAGGTACTCCTGATTATCCCTCAGGTATATCATCTAACTTCTCTATGCCAAGTACAGTATTCAAGACATTTGTAAACGAAGCAGGGCTAAGAATGTTTATTAGGTTTGTAAACGGTGTACCAATGTCGCCTATTCCTACTGGCTACACAGAAGAAGGAGTTGAAGTTTCTGCTCCTGTGCAAACTCCTGTTGCTATAGACCCAGAAGACAACAGAAGCCAAGAACAAATTGATTTAGAAAACAGTCCGTTTGTTAAACCTTTTGAAATAATGACTAAAGCAGAATTAGCTAGGTTTGCAGCCGAAATATCTAAGACTAAAGTATACAATGCTATAACGGGTATTCCAGGTATGATTGGTTTTGGAGCAAAAGCGCAAGAAAAAAGATGGTCAAATTACGTATCTAAAGTAAATGAAATGGGTACAGAGAGCCAAATAAATTTTGTTAACGGCTTGCAAACAAACATAGATGCAGGTGATAGAGATGCAAATATGTCTATAGCAAAAGTTAACAATGGCGGTAAAGATGTAACACATCTTGCTATTATGACTGGCGATCCGCTTTACCTAAAGAAAACTTTAACTAGCAACATAGGAATTAGCGATGCGGATAGTTTGGAAGGTTTAGATGGTGGCAGTAGCACATCTGGTGATGGTACACTACCTTACATTATAAAAGATAGCTTCTATGACGATGCAAATGACTTCGAAGGCGGTGGCGAAGGTGGTACTGATACTGATCCTGTTATAACAGATAGCTTCTATGACGATGCGGATAACTTCGAAGGCGGTGGCGAAGGTGGTGAGTCCGAAGTTGAGGAACCCACATATACTCAAACAGTTAGAAATAGGATAATAGAAGACCGAAAACTTCAAAAGGAACTTGCAGAAGCCGCAGTTAATTTAGCTAAAGACTATAATAACATGCCGTCACTCGAAGAAATGGTAAGACAAGAAGAAAAAGAAGACAAAGAAAAAACCCCCGAAAGAATAGCGGAGAGGGTTGAACGAGGTAGAAGTGGGAGAGGCGGTTTTAACAAAGGGGGACTTGCTTCACGTAAAAGTAAAAATAAAAAAAAATAGCTACAAAAACAACTCGCTAAAAACTATAAGGCTACCCAGTAAATTTGCTGGCCCCAACATAAAGGAGTAACTAATGTCGGAAGTAGCAGTCCACAAAGAAATACCTGTAGTGGTTGATTCCCCTTCACACAACAGAAACATAGCTCGTGCAGTTAAAGATCAAGAAGAACTAGATCAACTAATGAAAGACGCAGGGCGTAATCCTAACGTAGAAACCCAAGAAGATATAACTGAAGATCATCCTTTAAACGAAGTACAAACTAAAGATGAAGACGCAGGTTTAACTGCAGAAGAAAGATCTTTTAAGAAACGCTACGGTGATTTACGTAAGCATACATCTGAAAAAGAAAAAGAAATGCAGTCTCGTTTAGAAAAGCTGGAGTCTCAACTTACTCTTGCATCGAAGAATGAACTTGTTCTACCTAAGTCTACAGCAGAAGTTGACGCATGGGCAAGACAGCATCCTGATGTTGCTGCCATAGTAGAGTCAATTGCAGATAAAAAAGCAACAGAAAGATCTACTGATTTAGAAAGTAGGATGAAAAAGTTTGAACAAATAAGAGCTGACGCAATACGAGAAAAAGCTGAAGCTGAACTTGTTAGTATTCACCCTGATTTTGAATCAATTAGAAGTGGCGACGAATTTCATAACTGGGCAGACGAACAACCTAAATGGGTTAAGGATGCTCTATACGAAAATCAAGACGATGCTAAATCTGTTGCTCGTGTCATAGACCTATACAAACAAGATAAAAACATTTCAAAAGCAAATAAATCAGATAAAGCAGCAGCTTCTTCTGTAAATGCTAGAACTCGAACTTCACCAGAAGCAGATGAATCTAAGAAATATCTTAGTGAGTCTGTGGTACATCGAATGTCCCCCCGCGAATATGCTAAAAGATCCGATGAGATTATGACGGCTATGCGAGAGGGCAAGTTTACTTATGATATGTCAAAAAAGACTTGACACTTAGAATATTGTAGGTATAACTATACACATATACATAAATTGTTTAAATTTAATGTATGTGTTTCACCAAACACTAAGCCGCAAAGAACTACCCTATTAAGTACAGGCCCATTTTATAGCAAGATCGACGGATCTAAAACTTAAATTGCACCCTAGAAAATAACAGGCCCCTTTCGTGGATATGTTGTGTTTATATTACATAGCCATATCTTTATGGAGGATTTTATACAATGGCTTTTTCTTCAGCAAGTGGGTACGGGAATTTACCAAACGGTAATTTTTCACCCATCATCTACAGCAAACAGGTACAACTTGCATTTCGCAAGTCTGCCGTTGCTAACGCTATTACCAATAACGATTACTTTGGTGAAATAGCAAACCAAGGCGATACAGTAAAAATAATGAAAGAACCTGAGGTCTCAGTTAGAGCCTACACTCGTGGTACTACAATACTACCACAGGATCTTGATGACGAAGAGTTTCAACTTACTGTCGATAAATCAAATTACTTTGCATTTAAAATCGACGATATTGAAGAAGCGCACAGTCACATTGACTTTATGAATCTCGCCACAGACCGCGCAGCATACAGATTAGCTGACCAAATGGACCAAGACGTTCTTGGATACCTAGCTGGTTTCAAACAGTCTGCAATTCACGCTGATGCGGATACAGTTAACGCAACTGTAAACGGATCTGTAGCAGTATCTACTGCTGGTACAGACGAGCTACTTTCTAGTATGAAGCTAAACAAAGGCGACTTTGGCAACATCACAACAAGTTCTGCAGGAAATCATTCGATTCCTCTTGTACCTCGTTTTGGTGGTGCTACTTCTCAGCCAACAGCTACAGCTTCACCTTTACAGGTAATTGCTAGAATGGCGAGACTACTTGACCAACAAAATGTTGACTCTCGTAACAGATGGATCTGCTTAGATTCTGTATTTATTGAAATGTTGAAAGATGAAGACTCACGTCTTATGAATTCAGACTTCGGTGGATCAGGCATCCAAAACGGTCTAATATTAAACAGCTTGCACGGTTTCCGTGTATATCAGTCTAACAATCTACCTGCAGTAGGTACTGGACCAGGAACATCTGGAACATCTAACCAACTTGCTAACTTTGGTGTAATTGTTGCTGGACACGATAGTGCTGTTGCAACCGCAGAACAGATCAATAAAGTTGAATCTTATCGGGACCCCGATTCATTCAGTGATATTGTTCGTGGGATGCATCTTTATGGCAGAAAGATCCTTCGTCCAGAAGCTCTTGTCAATGCCGTATATAACGCAGCTTAGGGGAGATTAAAAAATGGCTACACAAACTGGCGAATTAGTCTCTGCAAGAGGCATGAGCAACAGAGGAAGAATGCCTTACTATGCGCAAGCTTCCATTAACTTAGCTACTGCGACAACTGAGAAAGGTTCTGCTTTAGCCGCAGGAGACATTTTTCAGGCTATATCAGTTCCAGCTAACACACTAGTACTACAAGCAGGTATGCAATATGAT